TGACAACGCCTTCCGCGAGTTCCAGCGCAGCATGGGCTACACCCAGGCCGAGATCGAGGCCGCGCGCGCTGTCCAGGGCAAGGCGCGCGCCGAAGCTGCGGAGAAGCGCCGCGTCATGCAGCTCCAGGCAGCGGCAAGCCAGCGCCAGGTGCAGCGCCTTCAGCGACACCGCAACATTCGCGGCGAGCTGGACCCGGCGCAGTATCTGCAAGACCTGGTATCGAACACGCGCGGAGCTGGGGGCTCGACCCTGGCGGGCAAGTATGAGGCGGTGCGGCGCAGCTTCCGGCGCGACATGACGCAGGCGGTGCAGGCGTTTCGTGCGAACCTGATCGGCAACCGGCGCAAGCCCGAGATGCTGCGCAAGGTGGTGCGCGAGGTGTTTGGCGAAGACAGCGGAGACGCAGGCGCGCGCGCGATCGCACAATCCTGGGCCGGGGTGGCAGAGAAGGCGCGGCTCCGGTTCAACGCTGCCGGTGGGCATGTGGGCAAGCGAGCCGATTGGGGGCTTCCCCAGGCACACGACGCGGCGAAGGTGCGCAAGGCGAGCTATCAGGAGTGGCGCGATTTCATCATGCCGCGCCTCGATCTCGACGCGATGGGCCGGGACTTCAACAACGGGCTGGCCTTTACGCCGGAAACGCTGGAGGTTCTGATGAAGGACGCTTACGAGGCGATCCGCACCGACGGCTATTCGCGCCGCTCGCCTGCCGCGCGCTATGGCTCGGCCATGTATAACCGCCGGGCCGATCATCGGTTCTTCAAGTTCCGCTCGGCCGACGACTGGATGGGATATTCCGAGCGCTTCGGCAGCGGGCAGGATGCGTTCCGCGTGATGATGGGCCACCTCGACAACATGGCGATGGATATCTCGATGATGGAGGAGCTGGGGCCAAACCCGTTCCACACGTTCCGGTATCTGTCCGACGCGGCGCAGCAGCTTGCCAGCCGCTCGGCCGAGCCCGACGCGCTGGACAAGGCGCGGCGCAAGTCGAAGGTGGCCGACGACATGCTGGACCTGTTCACCGGCCGCTCCAACATGCCCCAGAACGCGGGCTTCGCGCGCGGGGCCTCTGCCCTTCGGAATTACCTGACGAGCGCGCACCTGGGTTCTGCGGTGATCTCCAGCGTGACGGACTTTAACACCCAGCGGATCGCGGCCGGGTTCGTCGGTATGTCCAAGCTCGGGTTCATGCGCCAGCTCGGGCGGCTCGCCACCTCGCGCGACATGCGCGCCCAGGCAAACGAGGCCGGGCTGATCTTTGAGAACGCGGTGGATATCGGCAACGCGGTCGCGCGCTATGAGATGGAGGAGATGCACGTCGAGGCGGCGGCGCGCATGGCCGACTTCACGATCCGCGCCTCGGGCCTGGGCTGGCTGACGGAGGTGCAGCGGCAATCCTTCGGGCTGGAGTTCATGTCCCAGGCGTCGAAATGGAAGGCGGGCTCCTGGGGCGATCTTCCGGCGCGCACGCAGCGCATGTTCAAGAGCTACGGGATCGGGGAGAACGACTGGCCGGTGATCCAGCGGGCGCGGCTGCACCAGACCGACAACGGGCTCCAGCTCCTGCGCGCGCAAGAAATCGAGGAGGCAGGTGGTGCGAGCGTGGCAGATCGCTACATGGAGGCGATCACCAGCCTGACCGAGTTCGCCGTGCCCTCGACCAACATTTTCGGCCGCGCCACGGTTCTCGGCCGGACGCAGCCGGGCTCGATCTCGGGCGAGTTCCTGCGCTTCGGGCTCCAGTTCAAGAGCTTCCCCGTCACGATGCTGGTGACGCAGTTCGGCCGGATCATGGCGGAAGCCTACCAGGGACGGCCGGGATCGGCCCTGTCCTATGCGGCCGGGCTCCTAGTCGGCAACACGATCCTGGGCGCGATGGCGATCCAGATGAAAGAGACGGCCAAGGGACGCGATCCGCGCGACATGGGCAGCGCCGAGTTCTGGACGGCCGCGATTGCCCAGGGCGGCGGCGCTGGCATCTTCGGGGATTTCTTCTTTTCCGACGTGAACCGATTTGGCGGGGGCGTGGCCGAAACGCTGGCCGGGCCTGGTGTGGGCTTCCTGGACGACATGCTGCGCTTCACGGTCGGCAATACGCGCGAGCTGGTGCTGGGCGAGGACACGAAAGCAGGGCGCGAGTTCGTGCAGCTCCTGCGGAATTACACGCCCGGCGGATCGCTCTGGTATCTGCGCCTGGCTTACGAGCGCGAGGTGCTGGATCAGCTCCAGCAGGTTCTTGATCCCGACGCTGCGCAGTCGTTCCGACGCCGCGTTCAGAGTGCGCGCGAGTATGACACTCAATTCTTCGCGCCGCCGGGTTCCTCTGTTATACAGGGGCGAGGCTCGGTTCGGGCACCAGATGTTGCAAACGCTTTCGGAGGATAACAGATGGCGGTTTCAGAGAACGATCTAGTCGTAGGGCCGCTCACTCCGGCTGCGGGCGTCACCACGATCTCGCTAGACTTCGACGGGACAGGCTGGGAGGCAGGCTGGCTGGAGGTCTACAAGTCGGGTTCTGAAACGCCGCTGGTGCTGAATACCGATTACACGGTTGCAGGCGCGGGCAGCAGCTCGGGCGTTGTCACGCTGACCACGGCGGCGAACGGGACCGACGCATATTCGATCTACCTGGCCGTGCCACTGGAGCGCAGCTCCGACATGCAGCTTCGCGGCGAGTTCAAGAGCGGGCCTTTCAATATCGAAATGGACCGGCTCTGGCAGGCCATGCAGCGCCGTGCCACGCTTGCCTCGCGGGCGCTGCAAATTTCGCGGTCAGCCTCTGCAAATACCGTATTAACGCCCACAGCGTCACGCCTTATCGGGTGGGATAGCAATGGGGACTTAACAAACTACAGTATAAGCCCAGTGTTCACTGCGGGCGAAAAGGTCCTTTACTCCAGCGTGGCCGCGCTGTTGGCCGGGTCGGAGGCGCAGCGCGGCGTCGGGTCGATTTGGCACGGCGGCGTCCACTCTTACCAAGAGGTTGCAAGCGGCGGCGACGTGCAGAACGCAGCGGCGGCACCGGCTCTCTTGAAAATCCTTCGTGACAGCGGCGGCGTTTATAACTTTGAAGCCTTTGCGCCGTCCACCGACGGCACGAATGCGGCGACCAATAGCGACAAGTTTGCGGATGCGTTTGCGCGGATGCAGGACGGCGGCGGCGGTGTTCTGCGCTTGCCCGCCGGGCACTACGCGATTGACGAGGCGCTTGACCCGCCAACAGACGTCCCGGTCATTATCGAGGGTGACGGCTACGTTTCACAGTTTGACACCACGTCCTCTAAGGGGACCAAGATCGAACAGAAAACATCAGCGGCCCACGCCATTGACCTGAACCGATCCGTGAACACTTATCATCAGTTCGGACTTCGCAACCTCGCTATTGAAGGCGGCGGCGTGGCTGATGCGGGGATCGACGCAGCGCGCACCCGGGATGTGTATATCTCCGGCGTTCGGTTTTTCAATTTCACGGGCAACGCTATTCAGGCAAATCGCAACTGTTTCAACTGGCGGTGCGATGGGGTGCAAGTGGATAAGGTGCAGCGGGCGCTGTATTGCTATGATAGCTTGGCCACGGGAACGGACTACGCTTGTTTCAACGGATCGTCTTTCGAGAACTTCTTTATCGTCAACACCGCCGAAGAAGCGTTTTGGCTTGAGCGCACCGGCTATGTCGATATGTCTAGCATCCTTTGGGAAGTGGACAGCGCGACGGGCGATCAGATCGGTGGCGGCGTTCTGAAAGAATGCCACATCGTCAATCTCAACAACATGAAGGCGGAACGCTGCTCGCGCACAACGCTTGTCATCGAGGACTGCACCCAAGTCGAACTGTTTGGCCTTAGGATGAACGTCGAAGCTTTGACGGCTGGGCCGGAATACTGTCTGCACATCAAAAACAGTGAGCGGGTGAAAGCGTACGGCGTTCAAGGCCGGTACGTTGACGCGGTTGTGAAACTGGAAGGGGCCAAGCGCTGCTTGATCAGCGGGGCCGCACCTGTGGCCGAAGACACGACGCATATCGGCTATCTTATCGACAGCGATAGCACCAGTGAAGAAAACGTGTTTATCGGCGCAATCGCGGATGGCGTGAAGTCGGCGGGTATCCGCATCCAAGGCGCTCGCAACAAGTTGTCGTCGTCCATTCTGACGGGAACGCGCGAAGGGCCGGGTGTCCTTCTGGACGGCGCCACGGCAATCGACAACACGCTGACAGATGTGGACGCCAACGACAATTGCACGCAAGCAACGACAAACGGTGACGCCGGGATTTACATCAACAACGGCGATAAGAACAAGCTGATTGGGTGTCGCACAAATGATGGTCAAGGCACCAAAACGCAGCCATATGGCGTGAAAACAGCGGGCGGCGCAAACGACAACAAGATCCACCTACATACGGCAGTCGGAAACCTGACCGGCCCGTTCTCTTTGGCGAACTCGCGCGATGAAGTGATTATGCCGCGCACGTCAGATAGTTCCCCGCACAAAGGAACCTTTACCATGGCGGCGGGGACCTCCCTGACGGTGAGTAATGGCAATATTCACTCTGGTTCGGTGGTGCTTCTGACGCCAACCAATTATCATGCCGCAGATTTGCAGGGCAGCACAAAATCCCTGTATGTCACAAATCTGGTAGCGGGAACGTCATTTCAGGTGAAAACGGCGGATAACACGGCGGCAGTTGGCGACGAAGAATTCAGTTATATTATCATGTAGGAGGAACGGCGCGATGAAACTCGCAATCGTGGTAGGACATAACAGCGCCAGCCAAGGCGCGGTGCGGCAAGACACAGGGGAAAGCGAGTTCGTCTGGAACGGGCGGCTGGCACGGCGCATTGAACGCCTGGCGGGCGACTATGGGCTCCAGGTGCGCACCTTCTTCCGCACGCCGGGCGGCGGATATTCGACCGAGATCAGGCGCGTCTATGCCGAGGTGGACGCCTGGGGCGCTGACGCGAGCGTGGAGCTGCACTTCAACGGTGCCAGCTCGGCCGAGGCGACCGGCACCGAAACCCTTTCGAGCGGCACCGCGTTATCCCTACGCCTGGCCGAAAGCGTGCAGCGCGAGATGGTGCTGGCCCTGGGCCTTCGGGATCGCGGGATCAAGACGCGCTCCAGCTCGGATCGAGGCGGCATGTCCCTTATCTCTGGCCGCGCTCCGGCGATCCTGGTCGAGCCCTTCTTCGGCAGCTCGCCGGTGGGCAATCGGGCGACCGACGAGGAGACGGAGCAAGAGCGCCTGGCCGACGCGATCCTGCGCGGCACGGCCGAGGCGTTCCAGAGTTGGCCGCGCTCGAACCTGGCCGAAAGCCGGACGATCCGCGCGGCCGAGACGCAGCGCCGCGCCCAGGCGGTCCAGGCCCAGAGCGGTGTCGCCGCCGGTGTTGCCGCTGCCGCGACCCAAGCGCGCGAGCAGATCGAGGCGATCCCGGCCGTCGGCGCGCTAGCTGACTGGCTTCCTTGGCTGGCCCTCGGCCTGATCGGCGTGGTCCTGGCCGCGACGGTGGTGCAGCGGATCATGTCCGACCGGATCGAGGAGGCTCGGGTGGACGATCACGAGCGGGGCGTGCGGTGATCTGGGGCTGGCTGCGCAAGCTCTGGCCGCTGATCCTGGGGGCGCTGGGCATCATTGCTCTGGTGCTGACCGGGCGGCGCAATGGCCAGCTCACGGAGCGGCTGGATCGCGCCCAGGCGCGGGACGAGGTAAAGGAAAGGATGCGGGATGCGGTGGCAAATACTCGGACTGATCGGGATGGTGTCGTTGAGCGGTTGCGTGACGGCCGTTTCTGACGCCTGCCCTACGCTCTACAGCTACCCGCAGGAGGTGCAGGACCAAGCGGCCGACGAGCTGCAAGCCCTGCCAGAAGGATCGGCGCTGTCTGTGATGATCGGACACTACGGCGTTGTGCGAAACGAAATCAGAGCGTGCCGGGGGCAGTAAATGGGTGAGGACTGGAAATGGGTGATCGGCATTGCCGTGACTTTGACGCTGGGGTGGGGCTCGATCTTGATCGGTGCGTTCTGGCGTTTGGTGTCGATGATCCGGCGGGTGGAGGATGAAATGGACAACAGCTCGAAAGAGCTGCACGCCAGGATCAACCGCGTGCGCGAGGACACGGTGCAGAAGTCGGACCTCGACGGGCATCTGACCAGGCTATCGAGCGACATGCGCGAGATGCGCAAGGAGCAACGCGAGGCGACCAAGGCCACGAACACGCGGCTAGATGCGCTTCTCTCCGCGATAGCCAGCCGGAACGATCACTGACCCATCCGCGCCTTGCGTTCCCGATCTTCGGCCAGCACAGCGGGCGCAAGTGACTTGCGCCCGCCTTAGTGTTACTCGCCCAGCCAATCGAGCTGGACTTCCTTCGCCTTCGACGGCTCGGGCGGCTCATAGACCGCGCGCTGGGGGCCGAGGACGGCGACCTTCGCCTTCGTGCGCACCGCCTTCTGGCTTGCGCGCGCCTTGGCGTTGGCCTCGGCGTCCGGTCCCTGGAACACCTCGATATTGTTCCGCGTCTCCGTCTGGTGGAACACGATGAACACCGGCTGCGTCATGTCGATTGCAGCGAAAGCGTTGTCGTCGTCCTTCTCGGGCTTGGTCTTGTCGTCAGCCATCGGTTTCTCCTTTGTGGCTTGGTGGGTGGTAGATCATGGACGGCCCGCCGATCTGGCGGATCGCCTTTCGTTCGCGCTTCAAGAGCTTGGCGATGATCTCCTTCTTCAAGGCTCGCCCGGTCGCGGCGCGGTGCGCGATCCATTCGCTCGGCGTCATGTGCGCCTTATCCGAATTGCATCCCTGGCACATGAGCATCAGGTTGCGCGGATGGTGGGTGCCGTTGCGGCATTTCGGGATCAGGTGATCCACCGTAGCGATGGATTGCTCGATCACGGCAGCGTTCGGCTCGCGGAAGCTGCCCCATGCTTGCTGCCAGCGGCCGACAAACCGGCCCCGGCTCTCCAGGCCACGGAACCACATGGGCCGACCGCAGCACCTGCACCACAGCTCCTCGTTCTCGACGTAGCGGCGCATCATCCTGCGCCGCTCGCCGCTGGTCTTGGATCGCATCAGCCCAGCTCGCCACGGTTCTCGTCTGCCCGCTTGGCCGTTTCCCACAGCTCGCGCTTGATCGGCTGGAGCGCTGCCCGCTCCTCCTCGGTGGCGACCTTCGTGAAAAAGGTGGTGATCTTCTCGATCCCGTCGTGGGCGATCCGCCTGGCACGATCCCACAGCTCCTTGTCGGGCGTCGTGATGGTGTCACCGCGCGCCCAGGCTGCGAGCTTTGATCCCGCCTCGGCCGTGATGTGACGGCCGGGAAGGAAGCTCATGCGGTGCTGGTCCTGGACCTTGTGCGGCAAGGTGAGATCGACCACGCCGGGCGAGCTGGGGTTGAGCGTGAAGCTGGCGGTCATTTCATACATGAACCGCTTTTCCTGGATCGGAAACCAGCCCGCGTTTTCCACGATCACACGGCCGCGATCATCCTTCTTGCTCATGTCGATCTTCTCCTCGGCCCGCAGGCAGAAGATCAGATGCGCGCGCACCTGGAGAAAGGCGTTCATCATCTTCTTGTGGCGCATCTTGGGGTCTTTCCATGCGCCTGGGCCTTTCACGCTGGACGCCTCGGCCATGTCCATGATCCCGCCCTGGCCGTCAAATTCGTGGCTCATGCTGTCGATCACAATCGCCTCGAACCCGGCCTTCTCTGCCGCCTTCACCGCCTCCAGGTAGCGCTCCGGCGTGAAGGGTGGCGCGAAGTCGGCGTGCTTGAAATTGAATTGATCGGCATAGTGCAGGGCGCGGCCTGCCTCGGTGTCGATCACGGCAAACGGCTTGTCGCCGCAAATCCCTGTCGCCAGGTTCATGGCGCTGAACGTCTTGCCGCTGCCGGAGGCCCCCGCAAGGGCCACCAGCAGGTGCGTGTTGCGGCGCTCGGCCGTGTTGAAGGTGAAGCTCATTCGATCACGTCCTTCTCGTCACGGCTCTGGCCCTGTACGGCGGCGGGTTGCCAGCCTTCGGGTGCCTGCCAGGTGCGCATCATCTCCAGCAGATCGGTGCCTGCCGACTTGGCCGCTTCCTCGGCATCCTTCTCCGCGATCAGGTTGCGTTCGTGCCATTCTGGGCACTCCAGCTTGATCGTCTTGGAGATCATGCCGGGCCAGGTATTCTCGCGCAGGCACCGGCCCCAGATCATCAGCGCGCGCTCGCGGCGCATCAGCGCTGTCTCCAGGAACGTGCTGTCGATCTCGGCCGTCAGCAGAAGATGCGGCTCGGCCGTCTCCTGCACCACGAAATACTGGCGCGGCGCGGTGCCGGTCAGGAGCTTCGCGCCCTGGTGATAGTGCGCGGCCGTCATGTCCCAGCCGGAATTGGCGGCAAACTTGGCGAGCGTCACCGGCGCGATATTGGTGCCGGTGGTTTTGTAGTGGATCACCACGTTCTCCTCGGGCGAGTAGAAGTCGGGGCGGCTCCGGCACATGACGCCGCTTTCCTGCCAGAGCATCGTGGCTTCGCGCAGGAGCTTCGCCTGGTTGTCGCGCGAGAACAGGTGCCCGATCTCGGGATTGTCTCGCACCTGGTCGAGCGCCGCCTTCGCCATTGCCCGCACGCGCGGCATGTTCTTCGCCAGGATCGGTGTCTTGCCCTGGGCGTAGGCTTCGTCCTTGGCTTCCTTCGCAGCCTTCGACCGGAAGTCGGCCGCGTCGATCTCGACAATGGGCGCGCCGGTGCCGGTGAACAGCCGATGCGCGGCCGAGCCCAGGTCGAAGATCGTTTTCTCCTCGCTTTCGGCGTCCTTGTTGAGCCGGGCGGTGTTCTGCCAGACCTTGCGCGGCGCGGTGCCGAGAAGTTCTTTCACAAGCGAGCTGGTCAGGCTCGGCTCCGGCATCGGATCAGCCAGGTAGGTGGCAAAATCCATGCCCTCAATCAGTTGGGGTAGCTGCATCTTCGATCTCCTTTTTGATCTTGCGCTTTGCTTCCATCAGCGCGTCCACGTCGCCCTCCAGCAGCATGTCCACCAGTGGACCGCCGCGCCGAGCCTTCCATGCGCCCCGTGCCTTGCGGCAATCGGGGCAGCAAAACTCTTGCCGGGGGTCGGCGGGCTCGAAAGCCCGGCCGCACTCATGCCATGCGCAACGCTTCACGGCCGCGCCTCCACCGAATAGCGCAGCGCCACGATGGGCTTGCCGCCCAGGTGCGGGTGCTGGCTGGCTATTGCCTTCATGGCGAAGGCAGACAGGGCGAACAGCGGTGCCGCGCCCTCGATCAAGATGGTGGCGGGGGTGGTGCCGCCTCCATCCTGGACGAAAGCGACAAGCTCCACCTGGGGAACGGTCCGCTTGGCGTCAGTCATAGTCCGGCTCCTCGGCTTCAAATTCGAGTTCGTCGGCCAGCTCGCGGATCGCCTCCACAAGCTCGTCGGGCAGGATCTTCGGATCGACCTTGAAGCCAAGGATCGTTAGCTCCTCGATCTCGATATCCTCCCACTCAATCCAGGTTGGCGAGCGGTCCACGCCATAGTCGGAGAGAACGCCGGTGGCGCTGAACGCCACCTCGATCTCCTCGCCGCTGTGGGTTGCGGTTCCGCGTGCCATCAGCTCGCCTCGCGCTGGTCGGTGATCGCGTTCTCGCTCAAACGCTTCATCATGGCTTCGAGCTGGGCGACGAACGCCGCTCCCTCGCCGGTGTCGAGCCCGGCCTTGCGGCTGGCCTCCAGCGCTTTGGCGGTCATGTCGAGCGCATCCTTAAGCGCACGCTCCTCGGCCGTCGGCTGGCTGCGCACCCACGCCTCGGCTTTCTCCACGGTTTCCTCGATGGTGTCGCCGGTGAAAAACTCATACTGGCCAGGGTAGCTATCGCCCGCCTTGGCGAAGTTGAGCATCACGCGCGCGGTGCGGTGGCCGCTGCGCGCCTCGATTGCGGCCGACGGGATGATGATCCCGCGATCCGCCATCAGCTTGGCCAGCTCGTCACAGGTGGCCGTCATAGTCTCGAACAGGTGTTGCATGGGGTGTTGTCCTTTCGTGGTTTCAGTTGCGTTCCCAGATCAGCAGGGTGGTGCCGATCACTTTCGAGGCGCTGCCCTTCATGGCGTCGGAGCCGATCAGCTCGTCCATGAAAAAGCGCTCCAGCGCCTCGAAGTTCTTAAAGCTCAAGCGCAACACGTTCTTGCCGTGCTTGTTGGTGACGGTCTGCGCGGTGTAGGGCGGGGGCGAAGCGTCGGCGTGTTGGCTCGTCGCGTCCGCGATCTCGGCATAGTGCGGCTTGCGGCTCATGCTTCGGCCCGTTCGTTCTGGTAAAAAGCGACCGGCGAGAAAGCGCGCGCCCAGGCGTCGAAATCTGCCGCGCTCTTGCGCTCGATGGTCAGGCACCAGAACCGGCCGTCACGCTCAAAAAAGGCGTTGGTCAGGTTGCCGGTTGCAAACTCGCACATGGAGAAGCCGCCCAGGGCGAAATCCATCGGGGGCAGGCACTCCAGGAAATACCAATATTCCTCCTCCCCGATCTCGAAGAAGTCACCGGCCCGGAACACGTCCGGCGAATACCCGCGATTGATAAGCTCGAAGGTCTTGACCTCGCTGGCCTTGCCTTCAAAAAGTTTCCGAAACTGCATGTCGCTCTCCTCTGTTCTGGCGCATGGGATGGGGGCGGGCTTGCCGCCCCTCACCGACGCGTCAGGCTTCGATCCCTTGCGAGATCAAGAACCGCTTGGCCGCGTAGCGCGCGCCGTTGTTGAGCTGCCGCTGCCAGGCTTCCTGGCTGGGTGCCCACCGGAACCCGTTGCTTTTCAGCTCGGCCCGAACCTCGGCGCTGGGCTTGCCGTCGAAAACGATCTGGAGCCGGTTCTCCTCGAAGTTTTCGACCACCTCGCAAACGCCCTGATACCGGACCCGCTTTTCCTCGCCGCCTGCTGCCTCGGCGCGCTTGGCGTTGGCCTGGAGCTGGGCGATCCGCTTCTCCATCCGCTTGATGTTGGCCAGGTTGTTGCTCATTTGGTAGTCGGCAAAGCCGATCCGGTTGGCAAAGTCAGGCTTGAGCATCGACCGGGCCTCGGCCTCGGAAAACTCACGGCCGCAGGCTTTGGCGAGCGCTTTCTGGGCGATCTCGATATCCTCGGCGGGGCCATCGAACCGAACGCCGTGCTTCCAGGCTGCGCGGATCGCTTTGTTCGCCGCCTTCATAAACTCCTGACTGCCCTTGGCCGCGTCGATCTGGGCTTGAAGCTTCTGGATCGCGTCGGGGTCGTCGGAGCTGATGCCACCTTGGCCGACACCTGCCGCCTTGCCGCGCAGTTCCTTGGCCCGTTTATCGGCCTCGATGCTCGCCCGCATGGCGTTGTCTGCCCGCCGGATCGCGGCGCGGTGCCGTCCCTCGGAGTGGTGGCCGACCAAGATCGGCTGGCCGAAGGGGATGCCGGACACCTCCTCGCGCAGATCGGCGCGCTTGTATGCCGCCTCGCTCTGGGCTTCTGCCCGCTCGGCCGCTGCAAGCAACCGCTCGCGCCGGGCTTCCTGTTTCCGTTCGTAATGGTTCATCGCTTTCTCCTCGATCAGCATCTCCAGATCGGTTTGCCGGTTGCCGGGCTGGCTTTCGCTGCCTTGGTCGAACAGGTCAAATTGCATCTGGGAACCTCCGTTATCGCTCGGGCTCGACGCCCTGCAACAATGGTTAGATCAGATCACGCTTGCCCTTGCAATAGATATTTTGCAAATATAAGCGAGAAATTTACCAAGGAGTGAGCAAGTGACTGACAACACAGACGAAAAAATCCTGGCCAGAGCGCGCGAAATCGCAGCCGAGCGCAAGATCAGCCTCACCGACGCGATGATCCGCGCCGAGGACGAGCTGGCACCGAAGCCCACGGTCCCGGCCGACTTCACTGTGACGATCCCGGTCAAGCCCAGGGTCGCGCGCTGGATCGTGGAGGAGTTCGAGCCCACGAAAACGCACACCACCGAGGAGCGGCTGGCCGCATACCTGGCCACGGTTCTCAGCCGGGCGCGCGTCACGGCGATGCGCTTTGCCGAGGAAGCGCCGGAGATTGGTGAGGGCGGCGCGGTCACGCTGCGCCGGGAACAGTTCCAGAAGAAGGCACCGAAGGAATGAGCGATCTCGAACAACGGATGAAGCTGCACACGCCCGGCCAAGTGACTTGGCCGGAGCTTGGCACGCGAAAGAAATGCGCCGCCTGCGATTACTTCACCGACCGAGACGTGTCGGATGGTAGGCTGGCCAAGGGTTACGGCCGCTGCGCCAAGTCGCGAGAGCTGTTGAGGTCGAACGGCGCGCAGTTCGTCGGCGCGACAGCGCAAGCGTGCCCGCAATTCAGGAGCAAAGCATGAGCCTGCACATTCACAACGCGGGGCCGGTCATGGCCGCCGATCTCAACGTTCTGGGGGCTGCGGTCAAGATCATCTTGGCCGGTGGTTCCGAGCTTTCGGAAGCGGAGATGAAGCGCGCGAGCGGCGCGAGCTATCACCTCTGGAAGTCGAAGGGCGATGCGATCCGCGCCCTGGTCGAGAACCTGGAGGCGGTGCCGGAACCGTCAGGGCGGTGATCCCGTGAGACAGTTCGGCATCATCTCCAGCTCGATCTGGCGCAGCAAGAGGTTTCGGCAGCTCGAAAGCGATCTCGCGCGCCTGGTCTACCTCTACCTGCACACCACCACACACGGCAACAGCGCCGGGGCGTTTGTCCTGCCGCCAGAAATGGCAGCGCTGGAGCTGAAAGTTCCGGCCGACGATGTGCGCGCCGCGTTCGTCAACTTGGCCGACGCGCGCCTGATCCGATACGACCCCGAGGAGGAGCTGATCCAGATCGTCAACTTCTTCCGGTTCAACTCGATCTCCAGCCGAAAGCACCTGCAAGGCCCGGTGCGCATAATCCAGGCCCTGCCTTACTCACCCGTCAGAGACTGCGCCGCCTGCGATCTGATCCTTGCCATGTTCGAGCGCCGCGAGGAATGGCGCGAGAAGGCATCAAGGCTCCGGCACAGCGAACAGCGCAGCGATCACGTCGAGGCCCAGAAAATCCTCGAAGCGATGGGCGGTTTCGACAGCACAGCCGCTGATCTGGTCAAGGAGATGAAGCTCGAACCGATGCTCACCTCGCAAGAGATCGGGCTCGACGCAAACACGCTCGACCGCCTCGGGGAAGCCCTACTGATACCCCTATCCCATACCCCTATCGGAAGCCCTAGCGATATAACGGATACGGAAAAGAATAAGGAAAAGGAAAAGACCACGGATAAGACCAAGACCACGGATAAGATCACGGACAAGACCACGGAGAGGGGGTTCCAAGGGGGAGAGGGTTCGCAAAGCCGCCCTCCCTCCCCGCCCGCTAATAGCGGTCGGTCGGGCGGCATGAAGAACATCGGGGATGAAGCGCTCGCACACCTACGGCAGCGCCTGGCAGAACGAGGAGGGGCATGATGGCAAAACGCGGGCAGCTCGCCTTCACCGATCCCGAGGAGCTGGAGCAGAGGATCGAGGAGTATTTCCAGAGCCGGGTGCGCAAGCGCAAAATCTATCCGCGCGATGGAGACCCATACGAGGAAGAATACCAGGTGCCCCCAACGATGGCAGGGCTCGCACTCGCGCTCGGATGCACACGGGTGACGCTCATGCACTATGGCAGGGGAGACGAGCCACGCGATCCAGCATTTATCCCGATCATCGCGCGCGCCAAGATGCGGATCGCAGAGTTCGCAGAAGAAGCGCTTTACGCTCGGGAGGCATCGAACGGGGCCAAGTTCGCCCTGGAAGTGAACCACGGCTACGGCCGAGAAGATCGAGAAGGCGGCACGGGCGACGGCTTCGAGGTGAGAGTGATCCCGCCCGCATACGGGGAGGCGATCAAGGCGATCCCCAAGTGGCAACCGGAAGGAGACGACGATGAATAGGGCAGAGAACAGCGCAGGAGCGCCGCGTGGGCGCGTGATTGGGCATTCGCGGGCCGAGGGTGCCGAGAAGGTGCAAGGGCGCTCAGCGGCCCGCACAGGAGGCGCAAGTGACTTGCGCTGTCCGCCGTGCAACCACGACTGCAACCAAGGCAGGGATTGCCCGGCTCGGGGCGAGTTCTCAGAGCTGGGTCGCGGCCCGCTGGCTTGGCACCTGATCTGGATCGCGGTCGGGCTTGGCGTCTGGGGGGCTCTGGCATGGATGATCGCGTGAGGCAGGAGGTCAGGATCGAGAAGATCGCACCAGGCAGCGAGGAAGCGGTGATCGCCCAGGCGCTCGACCGCGTGGAGCCTGGCGACTTGGTGGTGTATCATCGCGGCTCGGCCGGTTCTGCGCCCACGACGGTGAAGCGCGCGGCAATGCTCCTGCATGATCGCGGGCTCTGCCTCCTGACGCAGCGGATCACGGCCGAGCGCAACGGGGACGGGGAGAGGATCGTGGATTACCTGGCGATCAAGGCGAAGGTGAAGCGGTGACGGCCTATCGGATCATCGGGCGTTCCGTCCTGGCGGCGTCATGCGCGGCCGGGGCGATCAAGCTCGCGCTCACGGTGTTGGAGCTGGCCGGATGGTGACGCAGACCTGGACCTACGAGACGAGCCCGGTGGCCTGGGCCTACAAGCAGGATCGCGCGTTCGCGTCGTTCATCATCGGGCCGGTCGGCTCCGGCAAGTCGGTGCCCGGCCTCCAGCGCATCCTCGATCTCGGCCAGGAGCAAGCGCCCAGCGACGACGGCAAACGTCGGTCGCGCTTCGCGGTGATCCGCAACACCATGCCCGAGCTGCGATCCACAACGGCCGTGACCTATCAACAGATTTATCCCTCGGATGCGTTCGGGGATATCATCTGGCGATCCCCGGCCACGCACATGATCCAGCCGCGCAACTCCGACCTGGAGATCGAGGTCAACCTGATCGCGCTCGACAAGCCCAAGGACGTGAAGAAGCTCCTATCGCTGGAGCTGACCGGGGCCTTCATCAACGAGATGCGCGAGGTGCCGCGATCCGTCATTACCCGCTTGACCGAGCGTGTCGGCCGGTTCGGGGTGAACGAGCGCCCGACCACCTGGAGCGGCATCTGGGGCGACACCAACCCGCCTGACGCCGATCATTGGCTCTACGGCTGGCATCACCGCGAGACGCCCGAGGGCTACAGCTTCCACCAGCAACCGCCCGGCGTCCTGGAGGTGAAGCCCAGGGGCGGCGGTGCCGAGATCGTGGACGAGAATTTCCCCGAGTATCAGGGCGTGCGCCTCACGTCGGCCGAGGTGCTGATCTGGTATCGGGGCAAGGTGCGGCGCGTCGAGTGCCCTATCGAGGTGATCCGAGCGGCGGATCGGTTCTGGATCGTGAACCCCTGGCAGGAGAACCTGGTCGCGCTGTCCCGCGTCGATGCTGGCTCGAACCCGCTCGGGGTGCGCAGCTACTACGGCCGCGCGCTGGCAGGCAAGACGCTGGAGGAAATCCAGAGCTATCTCCAGGGCGTCTACACGTTCGTGACCGACGGGCGGCGCGTGGTCCCGCAATACAACGGCCAGGTGCATGGCGTGGATCACCTGCCCGTCATGCCCGACGAGCCGATCTACATCGGGGCCGACATTGGCGGCGGCACGCTCCAGCCTTCGGCGCTCCTGTTCCAGCGGCATCCCAAGGGCGTGTTGTTGGCGCACCGCGAGGTGGTGTGCTTCGACATGGGGATCAAGCGCTTTGGCGAGCTGGTGGGCGAGGCGCTGGTGCAGCACTTCCCCGATCACGTCGCCAAGGGACTGACCGGCAAGGGCTGGGGCGATCCGGCGGGTGGCAAGCGCGACGAGATATTCGAGACGGCGAGCTTCGACTGGCTGCGCTCGCAACACGGTATCAACCTGGAGCCAGCGCCAACCCAAGACCCGAAGATGCGGATCGCGGCGCTGGCCGGTCCATGCGAGCGGATGATCGAGGGCAAGCCTGGGCTCCTGGTCAACAAGCGTAACTGCCCGATGCTGCACAAGGGGCTCATGGGTGCCTGGCACTTCAAGCGGCTGGCCGTGTCGGGCGAGGATCGCTACGCCGACAAGCCCAGCAAGAACGACGAAAGCCACATCTGCGACGGGGCGGGCTATGGCTTCCTGGGCGTGGGCGAGTTCGACCGCCTGGGCGGCAGGCAGGACTTTGGGAAAGGCCCGGCATCCTTCCAGGCCGACGGCGACTTTGACGTGTTCGCTTGACGTGTGACGGGGTGCGGTGCATGGTGATTGCCACATATCGAGGGGTTAGCAGCATGTGGAACCGCACCGTGGACCGAGGACCGATACCCGCGCCGTGGCGCGATCATGCGAAAGACGAGGAAAAACAGAGGCTTGCCACAATTCAGGAGCGGATCGAGCGCAAAGCAGCGACGATTGAGGAGCTTCTGGCCGAGCGCCGCCGGATCATGCGGCGCGCAATCGCGCGGATGCGCAGAGCGGAGGGGAAGGAATGAAGGAACCAGGATTGGTTGAGCGGCAGTTTCTGGGCTACGTCCAGATGGTCTACAAGGGCGGGCCGCAGGCGATGGGGCAAAGCCAGCTCCAGCAGCTACGGCAGGCGTTCTATGCGGGCGCGACGATGTATCAGGGCGTTGTTCTGGGAAGCCTGACGGCCGACGAGGAAGTGACGCCCCAGGACGAGGAGACGATGCAGCGCATTTTCACGCAGTATGCCGACGAGCTGGAGGCTTTCGCGGAAAGCTGCGTCACCGGCATGGCTCCAGCGGAGGGCAGAGCATGATCCCGCTGCGACCGCTTCACGCGACCCGCGTTCTTGCTGAAAGCCAGGACGAGTATCACCGCCTTGCGATCCGTGACGAGCTGATGGACGGGCATCCCGTCATGGTCAGCCTTTGGGAACCGAGCCCGGCCGAGCTGAAAACCCTGGTGGAAGGCGGCTCGGTTCGTCTGACGATCCTGGGCACCGCGCATCCGCCGGTAATGGTCGAGACGGAGGTGCGCAAGTGATCGAGTTTATCGGATATCTGACGATCTTCGCCGCTGGAGCCTGGGCGTCGTTCATGGCGGGCTTCCTGGGGCATCATTTCACCTCGCGCGGAGGGTTCGAGGGCGTCGAGCCCGATCTTGCCGCAGGTTGCGTGACGCTCGCGCTATTCGTCGCGGCGTTCATCTGGTGGCTCACATGAGCGAGGCCATGTTCATCTGCGAGGGATGCGGCAAGGTCTATCCCGACACCTGCCCGACGTGTCCAGATCGGGGCAACGGCCGGGGCGTGACAGTTCGCCAGATCAAGCAAGCGTTGCAGGACAGCCCGACGGTGGGCGACGTGAGCCACACGGCCAAGCACTACGGCCGACACGTTGCGATCCTGGAGCGCGAGGGTGGTGACGCTCGGACAATGGCGATCCAGATCAAGAACCTGGCAAGCTATCGCCGCTGGGAGTTGGGGCATCGGCCATGAGCAAGCGCATGACAGCCGCGCAGCTCCAGGAGTTCTACAAGGCCGACGGCGACCACAGCGCGCCGCGCCAGGACCGCGAGGGGCCGATCCACAAGGCGATCCTCGATCTCCTTGATCTCGCGTTGCCAGGCGATGCGATCTACCACCACAGCCCGAACGAGCTGGACATGGCCGGGGCCGAGGCCGCGCGCCAGATCGCCAAGGCGCGCAAGCTGGGCACCAAGCCAGGCTGGCCGGATATCGAGATCATCTGGCAGGGTCGCGCGTTCTTCCTGGAGGTCAAGGCCGACAGCAGGCAGAGCGATGCGCAGAAGGATATCCAGCGCGACCTGGCGCGAGCTGGTGCGAGCTATGCCGTGGTGCGATCCGTCACCGAGGCCGAGGCGATACTGAAATCATGGGGGCTGATATGATCTGCAAGGAGTGTGGGCACGACAACGAGCGCGTCTGGTATGAGCCAGTCTTTCCGCCAATGCAGGCCGTTAGGCCAAGTAACGCGGCGGTGCCGGAGAAGATGGAGCCATGCTACAAGCGCTGGGCGTGCGCCAAGTGTGGCCGATATCATTTTGCCGACGGCACGCTCTACAGCAATCCGTTCAAGGTGGCGACATGACCGATCCCGATCTCGATCTTTCCATCCCGTCGCTGATGCGCGCCTGCAAGGGCAACGCGGCGATGTTGCCGAGCTTCATGGTGCATGACGACGACGTGTGGCCGCGCTCCGGCGTGGTCAGGACCGACAGCAAGGGCCGCATCCACATGCGCCGCTCGACGTTCATCCGCGCCGTGGTGGGCGAGCTGCCGATCCGCGAGGGTGTCTGGCACCGGATCGACTGCCAGGAGTTCCACCTGGACCTGAAACCGCACCACCTCCAGGGATCAAGCGACCAGGAGGGCGGCAACCGCAGACTGGCGGCGCGCACCGTGGCGAAAGCCGATTGGGCCGGACGCATCAAGGGAGATGAAGGCTATGGCAATGCTCCATCCGGGGATCACCGGCAACAGGACGTTGAGCGAGATGTTGCAGAGGCTAAGGCCCGAGGAACAAGCGGAAGCGTTGGCTCAACCGTATTTGCCCGAGATGGTGGCGACGACGGCTAAATGGGCCTGGACCCTGGAGAACGATCACGGCGATTTCGTTGCCAGCATGGCGATCATGCCCGACGTAAATCGGCGCGGCTGGTTCGTCTCATATCCGGGCGCTGCAATCCGATCCTCTGCCGAGCTTCGCCCGCTGTTCCGGCTTTACACGATCTTCCGCGACAGCGGCGCGGTGTATGACGAGCTGCGTGCCTGGGTGGCCTCGGAGGACGAAAGAGCGATTAGATTTGCCGAATGGTTCGGTTTTCGGCTAGATTGCGGGCCAGCGACAGGGTTTTCCCCGACCGGGCGGGACTTGAGCTTATACCTATGGAGGCGATGATGGGCGGAATTTTCGGAGGCGGCGACAACGGCGCGCAGGCAGAAGCGAAAAAGCAGGCGGCGCAGGCGCGGCGCGAACGGCAAACCTCGAACGAGGAAGCAAACCGGGCGCAGCAGCGCGGCGAGCGTGGCGGCGGTGCCGGTGCAGGCACGCGAGGGCGGGACATGCTGATCGGCAACCTGTCACAGCGCCTCAAAGATACGCTTGGGGGCTGATCGTGGCACAGTGGGACGTTGACAAGGCTTGGAAGGCGATAGCCAAGGCCAAGAGCGACAAGGAAGCCTCCGACGATATCTACAAGGAGGCGATGGAGCTGACGTTCCCCGACCGCGAAAACTTCGTGAAGCGGAAGGAAGGCCAGCAGAAGGCGGCTTACAACTGGGACAGCACGCCCCAGGTGTCGGTGATCCGCGCGGCCAACCGGCTCTCCTCCGACTTCACGCCGCAGTTCCAGGACTGGTTTGAGATCGGCCTGGGGCCAGCGGCCGAGCAAATGCCCGACGAGACGTTCCAGGAGGCCGTGGGCAAGCCCAAGGACGAAAGCAAGGCCGAGCTGGAGGCGATCACCAAGATCGTGCAGGCCGTGTTCAACGGGCCGGGCTTCCCGACCGCCTCGAACGAAACCTATATCGACTGGCACTACGGCCAGGGCGGGATGAAGATCACGCCGAACGACGATTTCCTGGGCGAGCCGGTGGTGTTCCAGGCCATGCCCATGTCGCACTTCTACGCCTACGAGGGGCCGAACGGGCGGCTGGATCGCTGGTTCTTCTGGCACGAGCTGCGCGCCGACGCGATCACGACGGAATGGCCCGACGCCACGCTGCCGGGGAAGCTGAAAGAGGAGGCCGAAAAGCCGACGCCTCCGATGGTCAAGCTCGCCTCGGTGGTCTACCGCGACTATGCCGAGAAGGACGCGCCGTTCCGCTACGAGGTGTTCTGGCAGAAGGGGGCAGACAAGGCCCGCCTGGTCGAGCGCCAGAGCCGCACGTCGCCTTTTATCACGCCGCGATATTCCAAGCTGCCTGGCGAGAACCGGGGCCGTGGGCCGGTGCTGTTCGCCCTGCCCGATATTCGCACCGCGAACAAGATCGTGGAGCTGACCCTTCGCGCCGTGGCCGTGGCCGTGGCTGGCGTCTACACCGCGACCGACGGGGCGGTGAACGGGCCGATCTCGATCAAGCCCTATTCGATCATCAAGGTGCGCCGCAACGGCGGGCCGGACGGTCCGAGCCTCCAGCGCCTCGACAATCCCCAGCGGATCGACTTTGGCGAGCTGGTGCTGGACACTCTCCACATGAACATTCGCAAGGTGATCGGTGACAACAGCCTGCCGCCCGAGGCTGGCCCTATCCGCACGGCGACCGAGTTCGTGCAGCGTGCCCGCGAGCTGGTGGCAGACCAGGCCGGTGGCCTCGGCCGTCTCTATGCCGAGTTCGTGATCCCGTCGGTGCAGCGCGTGGTCGATATCCTGGAGGCGAAGCAAATCCTGCCGACCCAGGGGCTCAAGATCGACCAGTTCTTGATCGAGGTGCGCATGACAAGCCCGCTCGCGCGGGGCGAGGCCATGCAGGAGGTCGAGAACATCGTGCGCTTCATGGAGATGCTGAAAGCCATTGGCGGCGATCAGCTCATGGCGTTCGAGATGGACCTGGAGAAAGTCACGCCGCGCCTGGGCGATCTGATGAACGTCCCGATGGACCTGCGCACCACCAAGGAACAGAAGGTCAAGCTGAAAAAGGCGGCGGCGGCGCAAGGGGCAGCGGCCCAGGGAGCCGATCCCAACGTGGCAGCGCAGGCCGTCGAGCAACAGGAAGCGCAGGAGGCGCAGCGCAATGGCAGACGGTAACACCGGGCTCGACGCCCTGTTCCAGAACGGCGACAGCGAAGCCTGGCGCGATCTCATGCGCCGCACCGAGGACCAGGCACCGATCCGGCAAGGGGTCGATCCCGAGCTTTACTCGGTGGTGTTTTCGACGCCTGCCGGGCGCGAGGTGCTGGCGGATATGTATAACCGATACGTCAACGTAACACGCTGCATCCCAGGCCAGGGACCGGACGCGGCGTTCTACCGTGAGGGCATGGCGCAAGTCGTGTTCGATATCGTTCACAACATCGCCCTGGCGCATGAAGGAGAAGGCAATGGCGAAGAAGGATGATCTGATCGAGGAGGCCAAGGGCCTCGGGATCGAGCTGGACAGCAACGAGACGGTGGCCGACCTGGAGGCCAAGATTGCAGAGGCCAAGGCGGCGTTGCCCGCCCCGGTCGAGGGCGAGCTGACGCGCTCCAAGGTGAACCGGGGCTCGCGCCGTCGGATCGAGCGCGCGATCACGCGGCTGAACGAGGAGATGGACGCGGCGATCAAGGAGTTCGATCTCCAGGCGTTCGTCGCTGACGAGGACGGCAACCGCACGGCCGAATGGCCCGCTGTCACCCGGCTGCGCGAGGCGAAGGCCGAGGTAAACGACCAGGTGAACCAGCTCCTCGCGGGCTGATCTGAAAACCCACACCCCAGCGAAACAGGAGACGACGTGCATGTGGAAATTCTGGCAATATCACGCCCCCGTTTGGAGCCCGGCCGATGAAGGGTCAGGCGGTGCGAGCGGCGAAGGCGGAGGCGAAGGCGCTCAAGGCGGAGCAGGCGAGGGCGGCGAAGGTGACGGCCAAGGTGGTGGAGAAGGAGAAGGCGGCTCCAAGGGTTCCTCGATCCTGGACTTTGCCACCAAGGGCAAGACCAAGGAAGGCGAGGGCGAAGGTGACGCCTGGAAACTGCCTGACGGCATGGAGCTGCCGGATCATCTGGTGGGCTCGTCGGCTGACGAAACGCTGGCGAAACTGAGCAAGGCTTACCAGGGCGCGCGGCGCGAGCTGTCCCAGAAGGGCAAGGGCGAGGGCAAGCTGGAGGGCGCGGTGCCCGACGATCCCGACGGCTACAAGTTCGACCCCGAGGGCGACGACGACAAGATCGCGGAGGAGCTGAACAGCGAAGCCTCGAAGCCCTATGTCGATGCGTTCCGCAAGGCGGCGCACAAGCTCGGCATCCCTGACAAGGCGTTCACCCAGCTCATGCGCGAGGGCCTGTCCGGTATCGCGGAGAACGGTATGCCCATCGGCGTGTCGAACGAGGAAGCGGCGCGGATCAGCGGCGAGCAAGAGATGGCGAGCCTGGTGCAAGATGTCGGCCAGAAGGAGGCCAGCACCATCGTCAACACCATCGGCACCTATGCCGAGAAGCTGGCCCAGCGCGGCGTCCTCAAGGACGAGCAAGACATTGCCGAGTTCTCGCAAATGGTCGGCACCGGCCGCGCGGCGCGCATCTTCCACCGCATCCTGACCGGCGAGATGGGCGAGAAGCCGATCCCGATGGCCGACGGCGCGGATGGATCGGTGACACCGCAGGAAGCCTATTCCCGGCACGCCCAGGCCAGCAAGATGAAGCCCGGCGCGGAGAAGGACGCGGCAATGGCAGAGGCGCAACGCCTGATGCAAAAGGCGTTTGGCAACTCGCCGCAACCGACTGGCTCGATCCGCTCCGGCGTGCTATAGGTGCGATGCGGGCGCGAGCCTGTATGAAACCTCCCTGTTGGAACGCCCCGGCAATCTCCTCCCGCCGGGGCGTTTTTTTATGCACGCTTGCCAGATCGCGCGGCTGGTGGCATATTGGCGCACAAGATGCAGACCCGCGAGGAACGGCACCCGGCTTAGGCGACAGGCCCGCGACCCTCAAGGCCCTCGATCTCCCCCGATTGAAACCTTGAAGGAGTGACGCAATGTCCACCTCTCTCTCCACCGCAGCAATCGCCAGCTTCGACGCTGATGTGAAGCACGCCTATCAGGATATGGGCAAGCTGCGCGATACCGTGCGGATCAAAACCGGCGTCGTGGGCTCGACCCACCGCTTCCCGAAACTGGCCGCTGGCCTGGCAACCCGCCGCGTCAAGCAGACCGACGTTGTGCCGATGAACCTCGCGCACACCAACGCGACCGCAACGCTCGAAGATTGGAACGCCGCCGAATACACCGACGTGTTCGATGATGCGAAAACCAACATCTCCGAGCGCGAGGAGCTGGCCGGTTCCATCGCCAAGGCGATCTCGCGGCGCGAGGATCAGCTTATCATCGACGCGCTTGAAGCCACCTCCACCACGCTGACCGTGGCAAGCTCCATCGGCGGGGGCAACTCCAACCTGAACGTGGACAAGCTGCGCCGTGCATCGCGCCTCCTGGGCGACAACGGTGTGGGCGAGGACGAGGATATCACCTATGTTGGCTCCTACGCTGGGCGTGAGGGACTTCTGGGCGAAACCGAGGCCACCAGCGCGGACTTCAACACGGTGCGCGCCCTGGTCAACGGCGATATCTCGCAGTTCCTCGGCATGTCGTTCAAGTGGATCGCGTCCCGCGCCGAAGGCGGGCTCGACCTGACCGGCGGCGACCGCACCACCTTCGCCTATGCGAAGTCGGCAATCGGGCACGCAATCGGCATGGATCAGCGGATGGAGGTCAACTACATCCCGACCAAGACGAGCTGGCTCGCCAACATGCTGTTCTCGGCCGGTTCCATTGAGATCGACGCCGGTGGCGTGGTCGAGATCACCTGCGACGAGGACGGCGCATAAGCGCCACCAGGGGGCGGGCCTAGCGCTCGCCCTCTCCTGAAACTTTACCTGGAGAAGCAACATGGCTTTCAACCTGCAAGGACTGGAGAACCACAGCGGCTCCGGCGGTGGCATCAAGATTTTCAGCTACAACGCCGGGACCGACGCGAAAGCGGCCGTCAAGGGCGCGGGATACTTCAACACCGCCGCCGACATTCTGAGTGTTGGCGACCGCATCCTGATCCACGCCTCGGACGCCGATTTCGACGCTCATGTGTCGGCAATCAGCGCCGGTGTCGTGACCATCGCGGCAATCGACGCCTTCGCCTAATCCGCTGGGGTGTGGATGCGAGGGACGGGCCGGGGCTGTCATGGCCCTGGCCCTTTTTCTTAGGGGGCTGACATGACGGACAGCAGAGTGGACGTGGCATCGCAAGCGCTGGCTCGCCTGGGCGAACCGGCGATTTCTTCGTTTGAGGAGGACAGCGACACGGCCGAAAAGGTCAACCAGCTCTATGAGCCGACGATCCTCCAGCTCTTGAGTTCCTACGACTGGAGCTTTGCCACGCGGCGCAAGGTGCTGGCCGAGGACGCGGCGGGCCTGCCGCTGAACGAATGGAAGCGCGCCTTCCTTCTGCCGACCCTGCGCACGGATCGCGTGGGCAAGCCTCTGTCCGTTTTCAATTCGACGCAAACTCGCGCGCCGCAGGTGTTCTTCTACGAGATACAGGAGCGCTGGCTGTTCGCGGACTATGACCAGGTGGTGATCGAATACATCTGGCGCGTGCCGGAAAGCCAATGGCCGGGCTACTTTCACACGCTCGCAATCGAGGCCATTGCCGCGACCCTGGCGCTGCCCGTCACCGAGAACGCCAGCAAGGAACAGCTCCACCGGCAGATCGCCTATGGCAATCCGAGCGAGTTCGGGCGGGGCGGCTTGCTTCGCACCGCGACCGAGGCCGACGCCACCGGCGATCCGACCCGCTCGCTCCTGGACGATCACGATCCGATCTGGGGCGCGCGCTTTGGAGGGTATCGGTAATGCCGACGAGCCGACACATTCAGACCAGCCTTTCGGCCGGAGAGTTCGACCCGCTCCTCTGGAGCCGCGAGGACGTGTCGTTCTTCTACAACTCGGCCAGGATCATCGAGAACGCCGTGCCTCTGCCCCAGGGCGGGGCCAAGCGCCGCGAGGGGTGGCGGTATCGAGCGCTCCAGCGCGGCCCGATCTCGGAGATCAGCCTGGGCGGCGCAACCGTCACCGGCACCAACGGCGGCACCACCGGCAACCTCACCGACGGCGACGAGACGACGCTTTTCCAGACTGGATCGAGCAAGGCGATCAGCGGCATCTCGAACGCCAACCCGGCCGTGGTGACGGCCACCGGGCACGGATACTCGACCGGCGACCGCGTGCGGATCGACGGGGTGGAGGGCATGGGCGTGCCAAGCGGCGTCACCGCCTCGATCACCAACGCGACCCAGGCAAACCCCTGCGTTATCACAGCGGCAGGGCATGGGTTTTCGACCGGCGACACCATCGAGATCACCGGCATCTCCGGCATGACAGAGCTGAACAACGACACTTATACGATCACGGTGCTGACCAGCGACACGTTCTCCCTGGATGGAACCAACAGCACCGGCTTCACGGCATACTCGACGGGCGGAACGGCCGAGCAAATCCTGGCAACCTCGATCAACGGCCACCAGGGCGCGATCACGGTGCTGACGGCCGACACCTTTTCGCTCGATGGCTTCGACAGCTCGGCGCTCGGCTCCTACAGCTCGGGCGGCACGGCCGTGAAGGGCATCGGAACCGCGACCGCATACGAGGTGCTGCGCGTCGATCTCGGATCGGCACAGGCTGTTTCCCTGGTGGATGCGCGCGATCTGCGCGTGGTGGAGTTCCCGGCCGGGGTCACGTCGGCCGATCTGACCTTGCAGCGCAGCTCCGACGGGTCGACCTGGACGGATGCGGCAACCTTTTCCGTGGGCAACGTGGCCTATGACCGGCGGTTCGCAGCGGCTCCAGATCAGCTCCTAGGCACCGCGCGCTACTGGCGCGTGATCGTGGACAACCCCTCTGCCGTCGATCTCAAGGGCGCAACCGTCGAGCTGTCCCAAGTCGAGATGCACCTGGAGGCCGGATATAGCAGCGGCGCGACCGTGGGGCAGTTCTCCATCCACCGCCTGACCGCGACGATCCAGGACGAGTATATCCTGGTGCTGACGGCCGGGTGCTGCGACGTGTTCCGAGGCAGCGACGGCGCATGGGTGGCCTGCGCCGCGATCCCGCACACCGACCCCCAGGCGGCAGCGGCCAAGAGCGCGCCGAACCTGGATACGCTGATCCTCTACCAGCAGGATCAAGCGCCTTGGGTGGTGCAGCGCCTCGGCAGCGACACCGACTGGCGCTCGAACGCCCTGGCCTTCGACACCATCACAGAGTTCTCCTTTGACAGCGGCAACGTTGGCGGCGGCGAGAATGAAATCCAGTTCCTGCGCTTTGACGACATGGCGAGCGGGCACAAGCTCCTGGTCGAATACAACGGCGAGGCCAGCGACGAGATCGTGTGGACAGGCACGGCATCGACCAACGCGGCCAACCTGGAGGCGGCAATCGAGGGCCTGACCGATATCACGTCGGTGACGGTGCGCGTGAACGAGGGGTCGGGCGCGAACGCAGAGCTGGAGGTCGAGTTCACCGGCAAGGATGGCAAGAAGCCCTGGCCGATCCTGGTGATCGACATTCTGACCGGCGACGGCACGGTGGTGCTGTCCCGCAAGCAGTTCGGCAAGAAGGACTTTGACGCGCTCTGGAGCGCAACGCGCGGCTATCCGGGCTGCGGCACGTTCTACCAGGGCAGGCACTGGATGGGCGGTTTCAAGGCGCGCCCCGACGTGCTGGTGGGAAGCCGGGCGGGCGCGCTGTTCGACTTCAAGGAGGACGCGGACCCGGTGGCGGCATCGCCTATCGTGGTCGCGCCGAACATTGACGATCAGGTGACGATCCAGAACATCTATCCTGGGCGGCACCTCCAGATATTCACCAGCTCGGCCGAGCTTTATGTGCCGGACGAGCCGATCACCATCGACAACATCGCGCTCAAGGTGACGAGCCGCCACGGATCGAGCCCAGAGGTAAAGCCGGTGGACGTGCAGGGCGGCACCATGTTCGTGGACCGCAACGGCCGGGCGCTGCGCGAATACCTGTTCACCGACACCGAGCAAAGCTACTCGGCCGAGCCGGTGTCGCTCCTGGCCGGGCACCTCATGTCGTCGCCTCGATCTCTGGTGTTGCGGCGCGCGCGCGACGTGGACGAGCCAACGCTTCTCCTGGCGGCGAACACCGGCACCGACCGCAACGGCAACGAGGTGCCAGCGGCCATGATCGTGATCGACCGCGCCCAGCAAGTGACGGGCTTCTTCCGCGTCAAGACGCAGGGCAAGCCGCTGGAGTTCGCCACGACGCAAGGGGGCGAGGCGTTCGCGGTGGTCGAGCGCGATCTGACCGGGGCGAAGTGGCATTTCCTGGAGCAGTTCGATGATGCGTTCATGTCGGATTGCAGCATCTCGATCTCTGGCTCCGGCTCGACCATCGACGTGTCGGCCTATCCCTGGCTGGAGGGGCAGGAGGTTGAGGTGCATGGCGACGG